GAAAAGGAACTGAATCATATGTGACCGAACTATCATCAGCTAATGCTTCCCTCAATGGTGGCTCTATAGTAACTGTAGAAGCATTACTAGATGATGTTGCATCTTCTACCACCATATAGACTTTACTATGTGCAAACTTGATAAAATCACCCGCTTTTAGCCTACCCGCACCATTACCCGCAAAACCATCTATTGCTATGGTTGTATCTGCAACAGCATGAACACCATTAACTAACAATGTGCCAGTTTCGTTGCCCTGTGCATTTAAATAACTAGGAAATGTTATTGTAAAGTTTTCTTTTGTATTTCTTTGTTTCATAACAAATGCCATTATTGGTGCAAATTCACTTCTTAACATTGGTGGATATGAAACTGTAAAACTAAATCTTTGCCCCTGTACTTGCCTTCTAAAAGTCTTTCCACTATCTGTTTCACTAAGCAAAGTCTTTTGATTACTTTTAATATTGATAGCAGTAAATTTTGTATTTGGTATTGCTCCGCTCATACTATTGCCATTTTACCCTTTTCATTTACTGCTTGATTTATAATATTAACAATAACACCTCTACTATTAACAAGTAATTCATTAAATCCTCTAGCATCTACAGTATTAATATTAAAGTTTACTGTTACCTGTTTCCCCATTCCAAGTTTGTCATTTGGAACTATTGTACCCGCTTGATCTGGTACAAATAATTCTGCACCTTTTTCTCCAACAATACTTGGTTGTCCTACTGGTGGTCTACCGCCTTCTGCAAATCCTTTAACTTTATTTATTAATGAATTACCAAATGCCAAAGCACCCGCCACAGCAACAATATTAAATGGAAATGGTATTGAAGCAAAAGTTTTCATTGCCCCCTCAAATAAACTAATCATCATTTTCTTCATTGCATCAGCTTTAAATAATGCCATAGATTGTTTAAATGCCATTTGTACTGCTTCACCAATTAACATTTCAATTAATGACCTAACAACAAACCTTCCCAAATCAGCAAAGTTTAATTTTCCTGTCATTACAAAATCTGTTAATGCAGTTTTAAGTTTACCAAAACTTGCCTTACCAATATCTTCTATTTGTTTAAAACCATCTTTTTGTTTGTTAACTGATTCCATAAATCCATTTGTAAATGAATCATAGGCTTTTGATAGCATACCTACTTCTTCTTTTTGTTGGGATATTTTAACTGTCATTTCTTCTAAAGGAACTGCAAAAACCGCATCTCTTAATGAGTTCATTATGTTAGTTAAAATTGTAAATTTTTCACTTGTAGGGTCTAATGTATTTTTAAAACTATCCATTTGTCCAAGTAAAGATGTAACTTCTGCATTTAAACCTTGAAAAGCGTTTGTGCCTTTGTTTTTCATAGTTTCAAGCTGTAATGTCAAAACTTCTGCTTCTGCTTTAAAATCTTCTAAACCTTTTGGTTTTTCAAAAAGTTTAAAAAATTTATCTAAATTATCAGTAGCTTCCGCAAGTGCAATACCTAATCCCGCTATAATCCCTATAATTGTTGTTTTTGACAATTTAGAGAAAGCTAACATTGCTAATCTTGCCTTACCTATACCAACTGCTAAACCTAAAAATGCCTTTGTTATTTTAAAAACTACAATTCCCATTCCTATAGCTTTCAATGTTTGGAAATTATCACTAAGGAATCGCACTGCATCACCCGCAAATATTACTGCATTTGACAATCCTTTTCCAACTGCCATAGCAACTTTCTGAATTGTATCTTCATTATCTTCAAGTGCTTTGTCCAATGCACCAAATTCTTGTTTTAAACCTATAAAAAAACTTTCTGCTACAACCTTTTGAAAATTAAAGAATTTATCGCCAATCATTGAAAGTCTACCTTCTAATGTATTAGCTAAATCACTTGTTGCATTTGCAAACCTTCCATTTGCACCAAACACTCTTTCAAACGCTTCTGCTGTTTCTTCTGCTGTTACTGTTGCACCCGCTTTAAATCCTAATAAATCTCTTACACCTCTTTCTCTAAATATATCTGCACTAGCTACACCCGCTGAAAATGATCTTTGTATTTGCTCTGCGGTAGTTCTAAAATCCAAACCTGTAACAGTAGCAACTCTACCAGTTATTTCTAACATTTTTTGTAATTCATCTGCATTTTTAGAAACTACAGCAAGGTTACCCGCACCTTGTTGTATTTGCTCTAAACTAAAAGGTACTTTTGATGCAAATTTTGCCATAGTATCAAAGGCTTTTGCACCTTCTTCTGCACTATTGAATAAAAA